TGAGCTACTGCAACTTGCGACAGCATTATTTTTCTAGGCTCGACTAGAGGGTGACTTTTCTGCGATTGCAGATATAATGAGAGAACTTGCTCCACCCTTAAGCAAGGCTCCAACCAAACATAGTGTTTGCCCCCAGTTACTCGGGGGCTTTTTTTTGCTCCTCTTTCCAGGCTTCCCACACTGGCTCTTCAGCGCAGTCTTCACAAACAATCTCATCGTACCGCTCGTCATACACAGTCGGCTGACCAGGCCAGCAACACTGCATACATACAGGGCATTGGTAGATGACTTTGGACATGCTACTTACCTAACTCCAAGAACTCGTGAACGTCCATCTCAAGGTAGTCAGCAATAGCTTCGATATGACCTATTCTCATATCTGTACTATTACGCCAACGACCGACCTGCACAAGGCTTACACCAAACTTTTCTGACAAAGACTTGTTGGTCACCTTGCGTTCTTTCTGCGCCCGTCTCAGGCTGTCCCCGACGTTAAAACGGGATGTCGTCTGTATCTTCATTGTTAGTCCCAAAACTCGGTAATGGTAGATCGTCCTCTTCTACAGCCTTTAAAGGCTGATTCAACGCTTGCTTGGCTTGCGCCATGCCTTCCTTAGCTTTCTTTTTGTCCCCGTACATTTTGTACTCGTCAATGCACATATAAACGGTATTACCGTACTCATCTGGCGCGTTTGATTCTAAGACTTGTAAGTGTGTGTACGGCTGCGGTTGAGTCTGTAACCATTCAATAGCCTTACGGTTATCAATCTTAATGTTAGTACGAACAAAATTAGGTGTGTTCTCGTACCGATTAGCGTAAATGCCTTTCGGATAACTTTTCTTCTTACGCTCCACTGTTTCTCTCCTCAAACATTACTTTAACTGCGGCATGAAACTCGTTGCTACGAATCATAGTGCGCTCGTGCGTAGTCCAGATACCGCCCTTGCTCGGCGCGATCCACAAACACTCATGATCATCATTACTCATCTCGTGATACGCCTCTGCCGCGGCTTCCCAACGCTCATCAGCAATCGCTCGCTTTATCTCGGCAATACTATCGAAGTTCCGAACACAGGCTTGATTGTGTAATGCAATAGCATCTAATGGCTGACTCGCTTTATCTCCATCATCATCGTCGGCTGGTATGCCTGCAACTGACTGTAAAGCATAGCGTCTAGCGTAAGTGATGGCCGAACCTACGGTATGCACGTCCCTTCGCACCAGTGGCAATGTGTAATGCGAGCGCATCCATTGACCACTCCGATGCATCAAAACAGTCATGACACCTGCACTGTCGTCGTTAACAATAGGAAACTGCGTGTAAGAAAGGCCCATGTCAGCTAATGGCTCTTTGATGGCTGCAACTACAGAAGCTAGATCTGCGTAGTTGCCGTGATGAGCAGTTGCGTCTTTAAGTGCTACACCCATTTGTTTCTGTGCAAGGCTCAAGGCCGTTGCTATCTCTTCAATTGACTCACTTGTCTCAAACATTAACGTCTCCTTTCTTTCTGTTTCTTAACCAGGGGAAGTGTGTAAACGCTCTCATATCGCGATAGTCCACTCCCCACTCTTGCTCCGGTATGTCACAGTGCAATTCGTATCGACCAGCAAACCCTGCGTCACCATCTGAATTCCCTACTGACCATTTACGGCTGATAGCACGTATATTTTGTAACCGCTTTTCACGCGCTCGTTCTTGTTCCTTAGAAGCTGAGTATTGCTTGGCCTTCTCATTAGCGACCTTCAGATTCTGTTGACGTATCTGCTCGTCTTTAAGATCTTGTAATGATTTTTTCTTAGGCTTATTTCTGCGACCGACCCAAATGTTCCCAAGCCTATCCTCGGAGTGAACGATAGAGCTATGACGCTTCTTCCACTCAAGGTCTTGAGCATTTGCTGTTTCAATCAGATCGGTGACTGCTAATGATTTAGGCTTAGACTCTCGTCGATCTTTCAGGTATTCGAGCAGGTCATCAACATTATCAGCAAGTCGCTGACACTCAGCTAAATAGGCTTCGTCGTAACTACTCATCAAACCATACCCAAGTGATCAGCTATACAGTCTTCAGCGTTAAGTACGCGATAGCCTTCCCAAAAACCGTCTGTGTGCCCTAAAACTTGGATTTTATGAGCAAACGGTCCTTGTTGGTCCTCACCATCGATGTAGTCATCTTCAAGGTCATAGTCCCAATCACAATCGTCATAGTTGACCAACAACCAAATACGACCGTCCTGATTCTTAGTGATAGGCGAGCCAAATAGTGCGGTTTGATATCGATTTATATCAGCGTTTATACAGATAGATATTTGCATAACCCCTCCTTTATTTATTAGAAGAGATTACATACTGAAAGAGTTATATGCAACTTTTTTAGTTAGGGTAGGTTCCCGTTCGAATCATGTGTGCAACGTCTTCACTACGCTTACCGACCTGACGCGCCCATTTAGAGTCTAAAAACTCCATAGCAGCTCGTTCATAGTTAGCCTCTGACATAGCCGACAGGGCCTTGGTAAAAAGCGACAGTCGTGAAAAGCCTAGGTTAAAGCACAGATTGACCATTGCATCTTGACGAACTGAGTCTAAGTCTATGAACCAGGAAAAGGCTAACAACTCTTTTTTACACCGACCAACATCGTTTTGTAGCAGGTACAGGATTTCGTCGTCAGACAATCCTAACGAACCATCCTCGATGCAACGACCGACACCAATAGTTGCAAGGCCCGCACTACATCGGTAAAAGTGAGTGCGAACACCTTCGTGTAATTTCAATTGCTCCAATAACTTACTCATTTTCCCCCCGACTTACTGGCACCAAAGTAAAAACTTACGACAGAAGACACTATGCCCCCAAGGTAGCCAAGTACCAGGTTAACTACGTTCAAGTCGTTATCATCGGCAGGCTGTAGCGTTACAAGGAAAACATATCCACCAAACAGCAGTATGGAAATAATCGCAATAGATCGTGCCGTCCAATCCTCTGAGAATGAGTCTCTAGCGTGTTGTATATCTTTTGTTTCTAATGCGAACACATCAACTTCAAGCTCTTTCATCCTTACTTCGAAATCAAGTTCAGCCTTTTTTATTTCAGCTAACTGCTCTGGCGTAGCTTGAGAAAGCGCTTTCTCTATTTTTTGTGGCGTAGGATCGCATCCCAAAACATCGGCAAGCATAGACGCCGCTGCACCACCTACAGGTCCACCTAGCGCCGCTCCGATAGTAGGTGCTAACTCACCGATCAAGCCTTTGACGGCACTGAATTTCATGACAGAAACTCAACTGCGCCAAGGCAGGCAATAATGAATGGATACATAGCCATGATCATGCGTTCGAGCTTATTAAACTTTTCCGCTCCTTGATCGAGACGCTTTTCCATCATCTCTCGCATCAGTTTACACTCTGCTTCATGTATCTCTATGCGCCGTAAGGCTTCAGCCGCATTGTCCATCAATTACCTCCTAGTGGGTTGGTGGCATCGATAGCCATCCATAAATCATCCATGTCACGCTCAAACTTTTTCAACCGAGCGTCCAGCGTAGCAAGACTTTCAAGCCGCGTTTGCACTTTTATTTCTGACTCGCTAGACGTTTTTTCTACGCTAGAAATTCTATCACGCAAATCAAGAAGCTCCTGCTGTGCATCCATGATCTGCATCAAGTTAGCGCCTAACTCAGCTAGCTTGCCTTGCAAGTTCTCAACATCTGCCGCTGTCATGGCTTGTTCCATGTTAGATAGCTTTTTATCCATGTCTTGTAATCGCAAAGCGTTCATATCGCGCAAGTCATTGAATCGTGTTGCTAGTGCGTCAGCTTGAGCAGTAGCGGCAATAACGGCTTCACTTTGTTCATTTAGTTCAGCGAAAAACTGAGAGGCCGCCCAGATTCCGCCACCAATTGTTGAGCCAAATGTAAGCACTATAGCGATCCAAACGCCTTTAATAGACGTGCCGCCGACGTTTACTTCTAAGTCTTCAAGAGCCACTGTTTAAGCACTCCTCTTGATTTTCTGAAAACCAGCAACCGCCTTCAGGGGAGGTTACCCAAAATTCTTGTGTCTCAGCGCGTGTTAAGACATCTTCTGCGGCAACGAAGTAGTTACCTACTTGCAAACCTTGGATAGTGCTACCGCCATCAAAAGACACCCACACCGCTGTTGTATCTAAATCAAAGAACACAGACGCAGCTTCCTCAAAAGTCACGTTGTACTCTCTAGCCATATTGTCTGCTTGATTTAATAAGTTTTCATCATTAGCCACTGCCATGTAAGCTGCGGCTACTTGTATCGCTTGCTCGGTGTTAGACAGCGCGGTGTTGTAACTTTCTATTTCTTGATCCTGAAGTGTAACGTCATTGGCTCCCATGAACTCTTGCAAAGCCATAGCCTCGCGCTCATCCGGTGCTGATTGCGCGTCTTGTGCCATCTCGTTGACTGTTGCAACCATAATAATCTGCTGTGCGGCTTCTACATAAGCATCAATCATTTCAGAAACCTCATCCATAGCCTGATCTGCTTGATCTTGAAAATACTGATCCGCACCAGGATCGTAGCTATAAGTAGCTGATTCCACTGCCGCGACAGCGGCGTTGTAGGCATCTTGTTGAGTTTTACTGATATGACCGTTCTCAGCCATAGCAGGAGCAATATACCCTTCTCCCGCGTATGACTCGCCACCGGCAATAGTTTTTATTCCGTAAGCAAACGTGTCTCTTATGCTTTGTGAAGTGTTGACGAGATCGTCAATCTCGTTGGCGCTTAGTGGTACGGTAACGGTCACTAAGAGTGCCGCTAGTAGACTCTTGCTCAGTGGTCTCATCGTTACCTCCAGCTAATAGACTATCGTAAAACGCCTTCTGTTCTATGTAGTCGGGAATCCAAAGCTCTGGATTTTGCTTTATAGCTAACAGTGCATTTTTGCCTACTAACAAACGACCTGATCGTATGATCGGACAAGGCGTTGCACTCATAAACATAGCTCGCCATACCTGTGCATTTTGGCACATGAGCGAGACGCTGGCGACCTTCATCCCCATATTTGAAAGCGTTATGGCGTTTAAACGACGATTACACTCTTCATCCTGACGATATAGTCCAGAAGAAACACCAAAACCAACTAACTGTAATCCGCCAGATAATGACTTAAGACATGATTGCTGACCTGTACTCATCAGGCTGGGCGCGACAGCCGTATTTGCAGGCATAGATCGACTGCCCGCACCATTATACGTTTTGCTGACATTGTTGTTGTTTGAGTTTGAGGTGTTTAAGTCGCCCTCAATGTTAGTGTCGTCGCCATCATTATCAAAATCTGGCTCAAACTCACCATCGTCTCTTGTTGGCGCGGGATCTACTTCAGGGATTGGCTCTATATCAGCAGTGTCCTGCCCGTAGGCAGGACCACAAACACTAATTAATAGTGTCAACAGGCACGTCTTGATAATCCTCATCGGACACTTCCTCTGCTGGAGGTTGCTCAGGTTGCTGGGCTTTGGCTTGAATGAGCGCAATCTGTGCCTCAAGATCTGCTATTCGTAATGCCTGTTGAGCATTCTGACGGGCCAGTGACTCCATCCGTTGACTCAATACAAACTGTTCTTCCGTTACTTGCTGTTGTTCTGACATGTATTACCCTTACTGTTAGTGGAACGTATAATGTAGTGCCACATAAAAGGTTTTTCAAGGATTTACGGGTATTCGTCCAACAACTAATCCGGCAGCAATATCTTCATCGATACGGTCTTCCATTTCATGTACTAAAGCGACAGTTGCTTCTATGTCGATAACACCGTCAGCTCTAATAATTGGCACTCTAAAAGGAACAGGCGTTTCCTGAGTGATAGCCTCTGATTCAATAACACCCTCAAGGTGCGTGGCGTCATCAGCAGGCGCGTCATAGATGAGTGTTCTCATGGTGTAAACGTCACGTCAATATTGCCTGATCCATCCCATTCGGTGGTGATGTTGCTCATCTCGGTAGTGTCTAAACCGTTAGAGCCGCTCCATGTCCACCTACGACCAAAGCCACCGGCGGTTGTCGTGGTTGAGGCTTCAGCCGAAGTGAGCGTGGTCAATGTACCGTTTGCCGTGAATGAGATGCTTGTAAACTCACTGGCACCAATAGCGTTAGATGTTGAATAGTTCAGCTCAATCTCAAAAAACAAGCCAGACGATGCGTTAGTGCGAGCAAGGCGCGTTATGCCTAAAAGGCTTAACGTAGACCCATTTATGTTAGTCGGAGACACTGAGCCGGTAGGAGTAGAGCTTTCAAATCCCCGTGTTGTTGAAAACTGCTGTGACAAGGTGCCCTGAGTTACAGTAATCGTCTGCGTAGAGCTTGCTCCATAATACTCGCTAAAAGACACGGCGGTATTCGATGCCTTATTAATTAAAGCTCGAATGTCGGTATCGTTCATGCTGGCTTGTGTGCCAGAGGTGCCCCCCGCTTCAACGTGAATATCGTTGAGCGAGATAGCACCCGAGGTTTGTAAGGCCATTAGTCAGTCCAGATAGCCGCGCAAATGTCCTGTACGAGCTGATCTTCGCCAGTAACGTCTGTCGCTGTCGATGTTTCGTTGCCATCCTCGTCAGTGGTAACGACGTATCGCTGGAGATGTTTAACGACGGTGCTAGTTACAGGCAAAGCCGTGTCATTAGTGTCGTCAAACGTATGCTCATAAACGACCATTAAAGTCGGGTCGTCGCCCACAAGGGCAGGGTATGTCTCAATGCGCCCAACTGCGCGTGTGTTAGTTATCGCCATTTTCAAGCTCCTCTATTCGCTTGGTTAGTGATTCAATTGTTTCTTGCTGAGAGCGTACTGATTCTATCAGCAATGAAATAATCTTGGTGTGTTCTACCGTCTTGTACTCGTTGTTAAAGGGGGCGGGGCTAATAGCATCAGGTATGACTTGCTCGACCTCTTGTGCGATGACACCCGTCTCGTGCTTGCACTTAGGTATAAAGCCGTGCGTTTCTTCTATGCCGTCGATCCAGTCGAACTCTACGCCGCGCAGTTTCATCAGTTTTTCAAGCGGCCTTTGGATCGGCTTTATGTTGGTTTTCAACCGTTCATCGGAGGCGTATGCCGTGACGTTGCCCTTTGCCAAGAAATTACCTGAATCAGCGGTAATCTGGGCTAAGGCTTGTTCTGACCCATTCTCAAATAAAAATCCGATTTGAGTGCTACTGTTAGCAACGCGGAATCTAATGCCGTGTGATGTCCGTCCGTCCAATCCAGAAGACGCGGAGCCACCTGATAAAGATTTTCCAGACCCCGCAGTGGACATATAGATACCCCAGTTGGTATCGCTGTTGCTCCACATCATGATTCCACGAGCGGCTCCTCCATCGGAAGAGTTTTGAATTGTTATCTTTGCACCGCCTGTACTATTTACCACCCCGCTTAAGTTAGCGGCAACTGCGGTTAGATTACGAGCGCCCGAAATAACTTCTTGACCTGCGATTTCTAAATTTCCGGCAGTAATGTCAAGTCCCGATCCGTAGGTTTTTACATACCCCTCGGATTTAAGCTCAAGCGTTGTAATGCTGTGGTCGTATCCAATGTATCCAGCTACCGCGCTTTGTGGGTCAGCGAAGAATAGATAGCCGCTGGAGGTGTTGGGGCTTAGTAAGTTAATAGCCGTGCGGCCATTTCGCTCGACTGTAATTCCACCATTGGCTGTTTGGTATGGTGTTGCTCCTGAGTCAGACTCCTTGATGTGTAAGCGCCCAAATCCTGATTCTGGTGCCGTGCCAATACCGACACGCCCAGCGACTTGTTGATCGCCGCGTATAGCGCTACCGACTTCTCTCCACTGACCTATACTCCCGCTTTCGCAAGCACGAATGTACATTTGCCCAGTAATACCAGTGGTTCGGGGGTGCGCTATTTCCAGCCAGTAGTCACCGCTACTAATGCCATGACCATACTGGTTACCTAGCGAAATACGATTTCTGTACCACTGACCACTACCCGTATGCGGCGCATTGACGTTGCCCTGAACGAAATTCCAGCCCCAATAATCAACGTCTTGATTAAATCCAGGCGATGCCGCGTATCGGCTATGAGCAAGCCACTGTCCAAAGTTTCCGTTTAGCGACTGACCGTATTCAGCCTCACCTTGTGAGACTGTGACGTTTTGTAACTGGCGACCAGTGTCAATGACGGTCTGCGGTACGGTGCCGACCTTTAGCTCGTCTTGGATAGTGGTGCTTTCGAACAATATGATTGAGCTTGGCTGTACCTGTATTTTTTCATCGCCTGATACAGCAAAGTGTATGCGGTTGGCCGAGCCGTACATCCCCGTGTCGTCGTCGTTTTTAAACGTAAACGCTGGCGCAGACTCACTGCCATAGCTTGCTCTAAACTGACCGCCCGCTATATCACCAGTTGCCGATATCCCAGTGGGCGAAAACGTGCCCGAAAGAGTCAAAGACGTTGCGCTAATATTTGTAGCTGTAAGTGCGCCTGTGGTTGTCGTGCCGAGCGTTGTGTTGGCGTTTTCTTTTACCAGCTTTTCCCATGAGCCATAGCTTGATGAAGCATGGGCCGAGCGAATCCAAAGATTGTTACCGTTGGTCTGCAAAGCAAGCTGGGTATAGTAGGTTCCAGTGTGCGTTTGTAGGCTAATTATGCCTGTCGCATTGTCGCCGCCGCTTGGTTTTGTTCCTGAGCCATAGCCGCCATCCGTTTTAGACAAAATAAATGTTTCGAGGTTATCAATGCTCGTAACAGGAGCCGTGCCTGATGTTGGGTGGAGGCGAGCTATCTTAATTGCGCCGATTCGGTCAGCCGTAGTGCTTAAGTTGTCAGAAAAAACCTTGGCAAAAGTAGCGTGTCTTGCTGAGTCGATGACGGTTGTGCCGCCTACAGCTAGAGCAACGTTACTCGCAACATGACCGTCGCCGCCTGATAGAAGGTTAACGCCGCCGTATGCCGAAATTGTGGCTCGGCCCACGTCTCCGTTATCTCGGAAAACGTATGCACTGCCCGTCCTAAAATACGTGTGACTTGCGTTTGCGAAATAAAAGCGGTTGTAGCCGTCGCTAGATTGGTGCCAATTATTGTGTTCAAACCTAGATCCAAGCCCGCCAGCTTTAAGCGTTACGTTTTGCAATACGCGACTAGAGTCGATGACGGTTGTGTTGTTTACCGCAAAGCCCGTGTTCGTATAGAAGACACCGCTGGCGTTTACACCAACAGAAGAGGTGCGGGCGGTTCCCCCAACATCAGTGACCAGCCTGAAAGCCTGATGGTGGTAGACCGTAAGCGCTGGCGAGGTGCCAGAGCGATTCATCTGGATATCTTGGTTAGATATTAGGTCAGTGGTCGCTGATACGTGCGAGCCAGCATTTATAACACCACTGCTAGTAATAGCGCCCGAGGAGATCGTGCCTAGCGTTGCGTTTCCATTATTGGCAATTCGCGTAACACCATTGGTCTTTAGACTGCCCGTAGACAGATTAAAATGACCGCCCGTTTCCATCTGCATACGAGCGGCACCATCCTCGTACCACTTAAATCCGCCATCGGTGTTGAACCACATATTGGAGGGTTCAATACCAATCGTGTAATCATTACCAGATCCGTTGGGGTAAAGGTTTAGCCTTGCGCCTGTTGTCGCATCAGTTGATGTTGGGGCTTGGACGTTTGAATTAAAAAAGTTGATCCGCGCAGACATCGTGCCGCCCGCTAACGGCAAATGGCCTACAGTGCTGTAGGTGTATCCTGCATTCCAGTTATCAGAATTACCGCCCGTTGCGCTTATTTTGCTCTGCACGACAAGGCCATAAGTTGAGCCACTCTGGATGTACGCCATCAGATTACCGCCAGCAGTAAATCCGATCTGATTCGTGCCGTACTTATACATACCAGTATTCGATTCGCCATCGAATGAGAACGAAGCTTTTGTAACTGTGCCGTTAGAGGCATACAAACGGCGCGTGGAGGCAATTACGGTGGTCGTGCCCATACGCAGATTACCTTCTAAGATGTCCACGTTGCCGTTGCCATTTACATGAAAGCGAGGCCCATAGGCTGTGCCGTTGTATCCACCGAGTTTGACGCCAGAGTAGTCAGACAGAGCGAGGTGAGAACTTTCGCGAAATATAATCGGCGCACCCCACGATGGGCTGGTGCCGCCGCTACCAAAACTAATGTGTTCTGCGCTTGTGTTGAAAGTGATGTTACTGCTTATAGTTCCTAAGCTAACGACGCCACTACCATCTTGGATAATTACGCTTCCACCACTACCCGAAGAACGTATATACCAATCGCCGTTTGCGCCGTAGTGAACATGACTTACTCTAGCGCCTTTTGACGAATTGGCGACAATACGTAAAGTACCTTCAGTGCTGTTATCGCCTGTGAAAGTGTGTTTTCCAAGCCCGCTAATAGCGGCTGACGATATGGCGGCGGCTGTAATGTTTCTTGAGCCGTCTATCACGCCAACTCCACCCATCTGCAAGTTGCCACCGCTTATGTTTAAGCCACTGCCTTGAGTTTTTACATATCCTTGCGACTTAATGACCAGCAGATCAGTTGAATGCTCATAACCCACAAAACCTGCATTTGCTGTTTCAGGATCACCAAAAAACAAATACGCATCTTGGGTGTTTGGCGTAAGCAAATTAATCGCTACCCGACCGTTCCGCTCAATCGTTAGGCCACCATTGCCGCTCTGGTACGGTGTCGCTCCCGAATCGGAATCTTTGATATGTAGCTTGCCAAAGCCTGACTCAACGCCTGTACCGATAGCTACATTGCCGCCTGTCGAAATATTCATACGCATCGACTGCAATGGGCTGGTCATCTGCCCGACATAGAATTCCATGCCGTTGTTTCGGTCAGCGGAAACAGTGCCGACGTAATAACTCTGGTCGCTAAATTCTAGTCGTGTTCCTTGGTTCGTATTGCCGCTGTTTGCGATCCGCATTGCGGCACTCGCCGATCCGCCTGTGCTTTTATTCCAAAACCTGTGCAGTATTTGCCCGTTGACAGTAGGCGTTAGGTCAACAAAATTGCTACTGCTATTTTCCGTAGTGATTCCCGCAACATTGATGAAATTGCGCGAACTGTTGATTACAGTGGTAGAGCCTATTTTGTAGCCATTATCGGCTTGCATTGCTCCAGTAATTGTTAGGTTTGACGAGTTAGTAACACCGTCTCTTATATAGTTGTGACCTGCGTCGTCAATCAGCGCACCCCAAACGCGAACCTGACGACCTGTTCCTGAAGCTGTTTGAACGCCGACGATGTTTAAACCGTTCCCATGCCTGCCTGCTGAGATCCTTCCGTCATTAGTGTCAACCTCATTCGCATGACCAAATCTGACACCGTAATCGTCATCTATCTCAATGGCGTCAATAGTAGATGTGCCAGTGCTAGTGATGGCGCCCGATGAGATAGTGCCAACCGTGATATTGTCGTTTGTCTCTAAGTAGCCAGCGGTACTATGGTCGCCCCAGCCGTAAGCTGTTTGCCAATTCTGTATTCGAGTGCCAGTGACATCTTGGCTTTGGACGCTAATACGCTCGCTAAATGAACCGACGCCTTGACCTGTAATCTTAAATAAGTCTGTGCCGTCTGTTTTCTCAACAAGCAAAGCAACGTCATTCGCTCCGTCTAATGTTTTTACGTTTAATCCAAGTGACGTAACATTGGGGCCAGTAGCACCTGTAAACGTAGCAGCGTAAACATTATTCGTGCCAGTGCCAGCAATAGTGCCTACTGTAATGTTTGCGTTTTCTTTTAGCAGTTTTTCCCAATTGCTATAGCTTGCTGAATTGTGAGCTGATCGAATAAAAAGGTTGTTGCCATTGGTAACAAGGTTGAGCTGGCTGTAATAGTTTCCGCTGTGTGTTTGTAGTGAAATTATGCCCTGAGCATTATCTGACCCGCTCGGTTGTGTGCCGCCACCCCAACCGCTGTCCGTTTTCGACAGAATGAAGGTGTCGAGACTGTCGGTAGTGCTTATAACTCCAGTAGACCCATGCTTTCGTATGATCTTTATGTCGCCGATTTTGTCGGCTGTAGTGCTTGTGTTGTTTGATATTAAGCCGCTACTGGTGATGACGCCCGAGGAAATACTGCCTATGTTCTTAAGGTTCCTGGTCGAACCCTCAAAAACTTGAGTCGATCCAGCGTAGATACCTTGTGCTGTTGATGCTGTAGGAGTAACAAAAGAGCCGCCCGCAGTAATATTATTATCAGCAGAAAAATTACCGTTAGTATTGAAAATGTAACGCGAGGCAAATCCGCTGCTCTCGTACCAGAAAAACTCTAGTCGGTCGTTGTTGCTATGTGGGCGCTTACTAATGTGCCACATTTTTCGGTCACTGTTGTAGACCGAGCTTAGATTTAGGTTTGCATAGCCGTCGCCCGTATTGTGAGCGCCCATCGTCGCTTGACCTGCCGAAGTCGATTCAGTGTGTATGCCGTAATGACTACTGCCTGAACCGCCATTGCCGCCGATATAGGTAGATAGAAGCTGACCCGCCATGCTTAAGGACGTGCCATTAAATGTAAGATTGGCCTCACCGTTTAGCGAATCAGATCCACTTGCAGTGATGAGTCTGTCATTTGCAAAGTTTGTGCCGCCCGTCAGATACCCAGCGGCGCTATGATCGCCCCAGCTATAAGCTGTATTCGCATTAGTAGAGCTTCCACCTGACCAGACGACTTTGCCGTTCACGCCAAGCTGACCGTCCACATACATCGTGTCGGAGATTGGGTTGGTCGTGCCTGTTCTTATGTAAGCCTTAACAGCACCGCTAGATAGAAAGTCGATACGACCTGCCGCAGTGCGGCTTATACCTGTACCTGAATCACCGTCAAATGAATATGCGGCCTTTACCGTCGTACCGTTGGAAGCATAGAAGCGACGTGTAGATGCGATTACAGTTGAGCCGCCTAATTGATAAGCGCCACTAGGCATTACTAAATCAACGCCTTTGCCTGTTTCTATCTTGAGGACGCGCATTGATCCATGATCAGTGCTGGCATCATTGGCTTGATCCCAAAGATAGAAATCTATGGCATTACCAGAACCCACACCTGAGTTATGTCTAGTACGGATATTTTGCGCGTACTGTGTGGTGCCTGAGTAACCAAGAATTATTTGCTTGTTAGTCGTGCCGCTTGAGGTGTTACCGCCACGCACTGTCAGAGTCTGTCCAGCAGAAGAAATATCAACAGAGCCACCAGTAATGGTGCCGCCTGACAATGGCAAGTGTCCTACTTGGCTGTAAGTGTAAGCCGTATTCCAGTTGGTGATGTTTGTTGATGTAAAGTCACCAGCATCCCATATACGGTTTCCATCAATCTCAACGTCGCCTGCTGTATCTAGATCAATGCTGAGTTTTTTCTGACCCGCACCAATGAAGTTAATTTCGTTTGGACTACCTGACCACTGGATGCCCCATTGATCTGCGGCTGAACTTGCTGATGGGTTGTATTGACCAGAGATACCCCAGATGTCGTGAGTGCCAGTTGTGTCGGAAGTAGTGCGAGCAAAAAAGCCTTCTGCAAGTATTGGCTTTGTTGTTGATCCTGTCGGGAAGGTAACTCGGCCTGTCAGCGTACCACCAGCTAACGGAAGGTGTCCGACTTGGCTGTAGGTGTAAGCGGTATTCCATTGACCAATCTTGGTGCCTGTCACGCTTTGACCGTCAATCGTCACACTGTTTGCAAACGTAGTTTGACCAAAGCCATTGATCGTAAGGATGGCCGTATTATCTAGCTCCTGCACCAATAAAACGGTGTCGGTGCTAGAGCTACCAGCAGTGATTTTGACGCCGTTAGACACCATCCCGCTTGGGCCTTGAGGCTGCGGTGCTCCACGGAACTCTGCTGCGTAGGCATTGCTTGCCGAACTAATAGCATTTATGGGATGACTGAACTGAAAATAGTCTCCGGTTGCCTTCCACAAAATACTGGCATCAGTACTCGAATTGACAGCATCCTGAATCGTTATGCCTGAGTCGTCTGCTGACCCCGATGAATCACCCGTGGAATAGTTAAGAACGATATTATTGTCCTCAACTGTCAACGTCTGCGTATCTAGCTGAGTTTGACTACCTTGTACTGTAAGGTTGCCAGTGACTGTCAAATTACCTGAGAACGTATCTGAGGTGTCTGAGCGCAAGAACTGACTGGCTTGTAGGCCGTCTACCGTGTCAGCATCACCTGCCGACGCAGTAAGGCCAGCGGTCTGTTGCACATTAAATTTTATTGGGACGCCATTTCCAGACCCCAACGTAGCAGAAGTAAATGCGTTGGTTGCTGACACATACTCAATTTTGACGCGGAAGTAGTACGCAGTGTTGTCACTTAAACTACTGCCCGTCATCTCAAAGCGTATGTCTGCGGCGATGTCGAAACCAGAAGTCACTGTGTACGTAGTTACAGTAGCCGAGCGTTCGTAGTAATCCTGACTGTTTTCACCTGAACTAGGCACCTTGGCCCAAGTCGTATTGTCACTGCTGTACTCGAACGTAACTCGTACTTTCAGTCCGTTAGCACCGCCGTATCCTTGCGTAGTTCCCCATGAATGGACCAAGTTGCATTGAAATCTTATTGATTTTGAGTCGTCATGTGTGACTGTGGGCAACGTGACATACTTAGTAGCTGATCCATCAAAAAACTCATCATTATCAGCACGATAAAAACCGCCACTGCCGCCATATCTGTCATCGAACTCTGCGAATACATCTGCTGCTAACGTGTCTGCTGTGACAATACCAGCGGCAATGTTGGTCGCTGTCAGCGTCCCGTGTACGTTTGCGTTTTCAACATCTAATACTGTTGCCTGAATGTCTCCACGAAAAAGTCCGTCGCCAGCCTCAAAGGTGCCGTCTGTGGTCAGCTTCCAGCCAGCAGAGCCTTGCGAATAGTTAGTTGATTCTAGTGTGTTTGCAATCTTAGTAATATCAACTGCATCGTCAGCGATGTTGCCTGTATCTACTTCGCCAGTGCCAATATCATCACCTGTGGCTTGATTGGCTATGCCATTAAAAGACGCAGTCGTATTACCGACGTTGCCGGAGTAATCCTCTGCCTGTAGCCAAAAGTATCTTGTGCGAGCTGCATCATTGTCACCAACCACATTAGTTACTGCGTAAGACTCACCTGTAACTACAGCCGTGGGATTAGTTGGCTGTGTATCTGTAGTCGCAACGTAAACACGAATTTGCTTTAGATCGTCGTCATCTGGGTTTTCCCAAGACGCAACCAGATTACCAATACCAGAAGTTACGCTCGTGTTCGTGATGTCACCAGGGATAGTGGTGTCGATGCCTGTATTTACGTTAGACCCATCAGTAAATCCTGACTTGCCACCAAAGCCATCCAGTGCTCGCACACCGATGTTATAGGTGCCAGGAGCCATACCTTCTATGCGTACCGTAGTATCTGTTGTATTCAAATACTTGTAAGGGGTTTCGCTATCTAGCTTATATCTGACCTGATATTCAGTAACGGTTGCATCCTGTGATGCTGTCCACGAGACATTCAAAACCGCGTGGAACGTACCATCGTCTAATAACGCTGATCCTGTATTCGTGCCAGTGACATTCGTAGGTGCCTGCACGTTACCAGGGTCACCCGTGATAATGTCGATAAGGTCTTCTTGCTCTACTGCGGAATCATACGCGTAGATAGTTGCGTCGTACTCAACACACTTAAGCGTGACCGTTCCATCGTAGTTAATACCCATCTCATCGACTTGGAACTTCTTAGCAGTCCAGTTAGGCGTGGGATGCGTGATAGAAACAACGTCACCAACAGTAAGCTCCATCGCTTCTGAAGTAGCTTGAAATGCAACATTTAGAGCATTACGTGAGCGCCATAAGAAAATGCGAGCTAAGTCACGAGCCTGATAAATATCAGTGCAGTGTTCGAGGTCAATCTCATCGACCAGTAACTCACCGTCTTCTGCTAAAAACTGAGCGTGTAATTGTGCTTCCGTGAGATAGCCGCTATTGCCGTCTGAGACACCCGTGGGATTACTGCTAGATTGATTAGGCCAAGCGACGTTATTTGGCTGAAACCGAGTATTAGCATCAGGGAATTTGACAATAACCTGATTGAATCGATCCTCTTTACGAGATCCTACTATGTTGATGTCGCCAATAATCTTATCAGTGCCAAGCGTCATGACTGACGAACCAGCCTGATCGACTTTAAGTCCGTACTTGCCAAAGGTATAAGGCAGGAATCCGCGACACGAGAGCAGAATCTTCTCTACGTTAGTGAATATCTGCTCGTTCGTATCAATTACTGCATTTAAGCTAAATAGCTTATGATCACTAGAGCCACCGGAGTATGGCGTGACAGTAAACGACTCTATGTCGTCTGCTGCTTGCATAAACTCAGTATCATCAATATCTGATGCGTCTAATCCCTTACCGAATCTTTCATTTGTTAAGTAGTCACGCAGACAAAGTGCAGGGTTATCTGACCAATCCCAAGTGCTATTGTCAGTAGCACGATGATCGGAAACACCAAGATTAGAGTCGTAGTGCGTTGAAGTGCTATCTTTACGAGGATCGTATACACGTCGCCCTTTTACCTTAACGGTAAAGTCTGGTACGCCAGCAAACACCTCTGCGTCATATTTCAATCTAATCGCAACGTAAGCCACGCCGCGCAATCTAAAGTTATTAACAAAAGCTTGGTTCGTTACAACGATTCCTTGATATTCCCAGTTAGGATCACTGTCATCGACTGTAATCAACGAGTCATCAAGAATTGAACTAGTTGTCTGATCGTCATCACCAAGTTTGTAGTGCCAGCTAACTAATCCTTGGAACCTGCTATCTGTCGCTGGGACCTCATCTATCTCAAGATCACTAATCTGCTCTACACGACCTTCGGCAACGACTAATGCAACATATAGATATTCATGTCTATCGTCGCCGGATGTAGTCATGTACACGCGTACGCCGCCCACACGACGCTCACCGTAGATTACGGGTATGGCTTCGATGTTTGATTCTTTATTGACCAAAACGCCTGCCATTTCATCGGCAAGACGCTTTGCTCTCTTCTGCGCTTTCTTTGCTTGAACGTAAGAGGCAGTGAATGAAACTGCACTTAGTACAATTGCGAATACAGTCCAAAACGGCATTACTTACGACCCCACTTCATATCTGTTACCGACTGACTAGCAAAGTCAAAGCCATTGTCACTCGGAAAATATCTACGCTGCGAATTTGTATTAGTTCGCCTGCAATTTATCTTCTCAAAATCTTTCCAGTGGCTTGCCACTTCAAACGTCAATTCTGAGGAGGAGTCAGTGTCTTTGATGTCAAATCCTACGATGTAGCCCGTGAAGAAGGGTATGACACCTGTTACGCTGACCACGTTGTTTGTGATCGTGCAGACCGCTCTATTGATTGTGACCTTTGTGTTCACATAGTCGTTAGCGAGGAATAAATTTACATACGTCCGATCGACACCGGACAAAGTTATGTTGAAGCCATTAACTCGGAGACCCGCTGTTTCAGAGGTGTTGTCTATCTCAAGAATATGTCCGCTAGACGAGTAGACGTTAGAGTTATACGTCACGTCCT